GTATCACCCTGCCGGCGTCGAACACATACTCGCCGCGGTGGACGACGCCGGCAGGGTGATACCTGCCGCCGTCACCGGTGTAGCCGCCGACGTCATAGAGCCCGCTGAGACCGGCGAGCGTGAAGCCCGTGCCACCACCACCACCGCCGAACAGGTTGCCGGTGAACGCGCCGAACAGGCGCGAGATGTCGTTCTGCAAGGCGGAGTCGAGCAGCCGGTCTGCGAGCCTTGAAAGGGCGTTTAAGCCCGCATTCTCGAACGCCTCCCAGGCGTCGGCGCCCTGCGCGAGCTGGCTGCGGAAGTCGGACAGCAAACCGCCGGCAAATTCCTGCGTGAGCCCCTTCAGCTCACGCATCTGCGCGTTGAAGCGGATCGCGCCGGCGACCTCCGAATCGAACATCGAGCCGGCGCGATCGCCGAACACACCGCGCAGCCGATCGGCGACCTCCGCGTCGATTCCGCCGCGGCCGAGCTGCTCGCGCTCGAAGTTGAGGTCGGAGCGGAGCTGCAGCTCCGCAGCGCGCTGCGCCGCATCTCCGAACCGGCTGGCGAGTGTCTCGATCCGCTCGGCATACTTGCCGGTGACATCGATGCCGGCTTGCTGCGCCGCCTCCAGCAGAAGAAACTGCGCGCGAAGCTTCGCCGACTCTCCGACCGACTTGCCGACCGCGGCGGCCTGGGCTTCCTGCGCGGCGATCTGCCGCTCGAGTGACTTCGCGAGCCGGTCAACGTCGTTGGCCTGCTGCGCGGCGCCGCCGGAGATGCCGAGCCGACGATCGTCGCCACGAACTGGAGGCAATCCTTGCACGCGCCGTTGCGCGGCGGCGTTCTCACCCAGCTTCAGTTCCGTCTCGGCCGCAGTGCTCGCAAGGTTCGCGAGCTCTGTTGCTGCTTTTCGCAGCTCCGGATTGCGCAGGGCGAGCAGTCCGAGTTGCTCCCCGAACTCCTTGACGGTGATGGTCCCATCCTTGAGCGCGAAGATCGGATCCTCGAAAGCTGCAAATTCCTGACGCACCTGCTTGACCTGGTTCAGGTAGTCGCCGACGTTGGCGAACGTCGTTGCACCGCTGATGGCTGAACCGATTTCGGAGCGAAACTGACCTTGCAGCCGCTCCTGCTCATTCACCAGCTGAAGCTGAGTCAGTGCTGCGCTCTGCCGATAAAAGTCGCCGGCCTTGTTTGCCGCATCACCGTAGGCATCGCGCACGAGACCGATCAGGCGCGCGTGCTCATTCGTCCGCGTCTCTGCTTCGCGGCCACGGTTCGTCACGACATCGTAGAGCGATACGGCTGCGGTTGCAGCTAGACCGATGCCGCCGGCGATCGCCGGGAAGATGCCGGCCACTCGCGAGAGCTGTCCATACTGGCTGACGAGATTGCCGACGACGGCAACACTCTTTGCCAACGCCGACTCCGCGCCGACACCTTTCGCAGCAAGTTCGCCGAACGATTGCGCCAGCGCCGCAACCTTTTGCGCCGCGTTGTCATTCGCGGGCACCGCGCCGCGCGCAGCTGCGCCGACCTTTTCGATGCCCTCGGCCGCGGCTGCGGCCGCCTTGGCAGCGCCACTGGCATCGCCGTCGATCTGCAGGGAAACGCGCAGCGTCATCGGTCAGCCTCGTTCAGGGCGGCGCAGGCTTCCGCCTCCATGATACGCAGGCCGCGCCACAGTTCCGGTGTTACCTCGATCGCCAGCGCGTCGAGCGCCACGCGCACGCTCGCATAGTCGAGCCCGACGAAGACCAGCATCGATGGCGCGAAACCGCCGCCGATCGCCGCCACACGCCATTGCGTCGCGACGGTGAGGAATGCCTGGACGATCGGCCAGTTCTCCAGCCACACGTCGCAGCCTTCGTCCGCGCGCGACTGCACCTGCAGCGTCTCGCCGAGATCGGCGAGCGCCTCTGGCGAGAGGCCGAGCTGGCGCGCCTCCGCCATCACCGCATCGTTGACGGATGTTTTCTGTTCCGGGCCGCCTCGCGCCCATTGCCGGGCGGCCCATCTCAGTTTCCCGCTTTTGGATCGTTCGCGATCGCGTCGAAGTAGCCGCGCCACAGCGCGACGCGCACGTGCGGCATGACGATGACACGGTCGCGCAGCTCGTCGGAATGCGGCATCGGCCTTTCGTTGTCGTCGACGATGTCGTCGAGCCGGGCAATGACCCGCTTCAGGAACGCTGACGTGCCGTCCGGTGACGAAAGGTCGAACGCCTTGGCCTCTTCGGTCGACAGGAGATTGTACGTCGCGCGGATCGTCTCGACCTTGTAGCCGCCGTCGACCGGCGAATGTACCTTCACCTCGTGCTTGAAGGTCGGGTTTACCGCGAGCTTGAACATTTGTTTTGGACCTCTTTAAGAGACGCTGGAAAAGCCTTTAGGTGAGCGCGAGCGTGAACTGGTTGTTGCCGGCGCCGGACGGCAGCGGCGCGAGATTCAGCGGCCACTCCGCGACGCCCTGGTTGTTCTGATAGCCGGTCGGCCGCTTCACCTGGCACGTCGGCGCGGTGATGGTGATGATGTTGCCGGCGGCCGTGCCGTGCACGATCTCGGCCGGCACGAGCGTCTGCGCTTCCGCCAGCGCGTAGGGATTGAACGTCGCCAGCGCAGTCGCTTCACAGACCAGGTCGAGCGCCTCGGCGCGATCGACGATCCTGATCTCGTGAAGGTTGACCAGGAAGCGGTGCTCGACATGGTTGCCGAGGTTGAGCGAAAAGCTGCGGCCGACCAGCGAGACCGCGTTGACATCGAAATCGGGCGTGTTCGCGTCGCTGACGATCAGCGGCTTCGTGAAGCCGGTCAAGGTCGGCGCCTCGGGGACCACGTCGGCCGGCGCCACCCAGATGCCGGTGAAGGTCCAGCGGATCGACGGCACGCCTTGTGCGTTGAGGCCGATCACCGCGCTGCCACGCGCGCCGCGCAGCGCGTGCAGCGTGCCGTCGAGCCAGTACTTGATGTAGAGGCTCTCCATCGCGTCCGAGATCGGGTTGTAGGTTACGGACGTGTCGGCCTGGACCACTTCGGCGCAACCGCAGCCGCGCAGCAGCGGACCCCAGCCCGGCGCGAGGCCGGCCGTCCCGGAGCCGGCGAGCTCGGTCGAGAACTCGATGACGGTGCGGAGATCCGTCGGGATCGTCGCCTGGCCGCCGAGATAGGCCTGGATCAGGTTGCGCGGCACGTCCTGACCTTCCATCGGCCGGATGGTGACATCCTGCGCCAGGATCGCATTCGCTGCCCCCGTGAGCACCGGGTCGACGCCGTAGGCCGCCTCCAGCTTCGCAAGCAGAACTTTCTTCCTCCAGAGCATGGCTTACTCCTGACCTTTCGGTTTGCGCACAGCTTTCGTCTCGCGCGCTGTCATCGCCGGGCTCGATCCGGCGATCCCGCTTGGGGACGCACCGTCGACCCGCTTCAACGATCCATCCGGCTGGCGCACGTAGCTGCCGCCTTCGCTCGGCCTCTGTTCGCTCATCGTGGAATCCTCAATTGGTCGATCAGCGCGAAGTCGAGCTGATAGATGACAAGGCCCTTGGTGACGGAGACCATGCGGCCGCGCGTCGCGCGCAGCACGCCGACCGCACCGTCCGGCCCCCAGCCGGCCAGCGCGTTGATGACGGCGTCCTTGAGCGCGTCGATCGGTTCCACCGCGCGTTTCGCACCGGCATCGCCCAGCGCCTTGACGCACAGCACGACGCCGACGGCTTCCTGAACCATCTGCGTGTACATGCCGGACGCCGCATCACCGCCGCGATCGTCGAAGCCGATCGGCAGCACGAACGCGGACACCTCGCGCTGCGGCAGCGCGTTGGCCTCCACCAGGGCGGCAAGGCCGGCGACGAATTCGACGCGACCTGCAAGCGCCGTCACCTCACTGCCGATGCGCGTCGCGATGTCGGTTACCAGCGTCATGCCGCGGCTCCTTCGCCGGCGATCCAGTCTTCGGCGATCGCGATGATCTCGCGCTCGTCGTCATCATCGAGGCCGAGATACGGCCGCGCCGGCATGCGGATGGTCCGCTTCGCCTGGACGATCTCGCCGCCGAGCTGGTGGATGGCGGCGTAGATGACGTTCGTTCCCACCGCTACGCCGCCATCGGAAGCCTCATACGTGATCGAGCGCAAAAGCCGCGCGCTCTCGATCAGCGTCTTGCCGCCGGTTGCAAGCGCGCGGATCGACGGCGGCCACGGCGAGCCGTCCGGGCCTGCGCCGCGCTCGAAGCGCATCTGTGTCGACGTGACCAGCGACGCACCGATAACCTCGAACATGCCGCGCGTGTCACGCGAGCGCTCGATGTAGCCGGCGAGCTCGGCGAGCGCCGCTTCATCCTGCTCCAGGCGCATGCTGACGCCGACCATCAGATGAAGCCTTTCAGGTTTTCGGGCGTCAGCGGCCGCTCGCGGTCGGTGATGCGAACGCCGGACGCGCCGCTCGATGCCGGCTCGACGCCGGCAACGTTGAGGCGGATGACGCCGGCGGAGATCTGCCGCAGCGTGGCGAGCGCGTCTTCGTAGTCCTTGCGGATTTTGTCGGACGCCGTGTCGCGGTGCAGCTTGTAGACTGCGATCGCCAGCGCCAGGTCACGCACCAGGTCGGGCGTCGCCGACAGCGGCAACGCGTAGCGGCCCGCGAGATAGCCGTCGATGGCGGCATCCGCGTCGGCAAGCGCGCGGGCGACGACGCCCGCGTCGATCACATTGGCCGGCGGGTCCGCGCGATCCGAAAGCTGGATCAGCATCGGATCGCCGTAGCGCTCGACCAGCTCCGCTTGCGTGGCGTAGCTCATCCGCCCGGCGCCTCCGATCCGTCGTCCGCAAAGCGGCGATCGATGCCGCGCACCTGGTCGAAGAATGCGTCGGCGAAACCGAGCACGCGCGCGAACGCCTTGTCCTCTTCGCGTGGGCTGTCCGCCGCGACGACGCCCGCGACGATTGTCCGCAGCGTCCCGCCGGCCTTGAAGCCGGAATAGCCGCGCAGATATTCGACGTGGTCGATCTTGTCGGCAGTCGGCGCCATCGTCGTCTCCACCGTTCGAGAAGTTGCCCCGCCGCGGCGGCACCAAGGTCCGTGAGGCCGCCGCGGCGAGTTTTGAGCGGCATTTGCGCCACTCGTCTGCGCGGGCCTGTCGAGTTGCGCCGCGGAGAGAAACTTTGGTTGCGGGAGGTGGATTCGAACCACCGACCTCAAGGTTATGAGCCTCGCGCGCTGACCGGGCTGCGCCACCCCGCAGAAAACGATCAGACCGGCGGCTTCGGAATCCGCACTTTGACAATCAGCTCCGGATCACCCGTGATCTGCTCGCCGCGCACCGGATCGATGTCGACCAGGCGCAGCACGGTCTCCTCGCGCGTGAACGCCATGCCAGCCCGGCGCCGACCCTTGGCCGATCTCGACCGCACGACGAGCGATACGCTGCCTGCGGCAACTGCATACGGCGCCGGCTCGCCCCACGGGACGTCGATCGTTTCGCCCTCCGCGGAGGCGACGGTGTTGCCCGCCGCCCCCGCATCGGTCGTCGTCGCTCGGGGCGCATCGTTGGTCAGCGCAGTCGCAGCAGCTGCGCCGGAAGGCGTGTTCGGTTTACTCGGATCATCGCCGAGCGCGGCGCGACCCTGCGCCAGTTCGGAGGCATTCGGCGGACGCAGCTTCTCGGCCTGGGCGATCCAGCCCTGCCAGTCGTTGCGGCCCTTGAAGCTGCCCGTCGCCTCCAGCGCGGCGACGTCGTCGGTCGAGAGAGCGGCGAGCTGCGCGAAATGCGCGATGCCGGCGAGGTTGAGGGCCCTCGAGATGCCGGGACCGATGCCGTCGATGACCGTAAGGTCATCGGCCGGCTTGTTCTCCGGCACGCAGATCGGAGTGAAGTTGGTCATGTGATCGGACCTTCTGCTTCGCCGCGTTCAACCGTTCGTCACGCGAGCCACGGCACGATGAGCGGTTCGGCAGTGCCTTTCCACTCGTTGGTTTCGCCGCCGGCGCCGAGCTCGTTGTTGACGATCTTCAGGGCGTCGCTTTCGAGCGAGGGCGGCACGACCAGCAGCGGCTTCGCGCCGCCTGAGAGGATGCCGAGCGGTCGGCCGTAGTCGCCCTTCATGCCCATCAGCGCCGCGCGCGCGATCTTGTAGTTCGCGGCGGTGAGCGCCTGCTTGGAGCCCCAGGCGAACTGCCAGAACCCGAAGCCGACATTGCCGCGCGCATCGGCGCCGTAGACGAACTCCTTGTTTCGGAAGACGTTGTCGTCCTTCGCATCGTCCTTGGCGACGAACTCGAAATCCTTGCGCTTCTGCAGGATGACAGGCTTCAACGCGCGGCTGGCGTCGATCAGGAACCAGGGCGCACCCGCGCCGCCGTCGGTGTTCGCGACGGACTGCACATTCCCGGCCTCGTCGAGCACCGGATGATCGGTGTCGAAATAGTTCTGCCCGTCGTAGCAGACGGTCGAAAAGCCGGCCTTCAGCAGCGCAAACACGAGCTGGTCCCAGTGCGCGCCTGTGGACTGGCCCATCTCGGTGAACAGCGGCGTGTAGATGCCGAGGTTGTCGGTCTCGATGTCGTCGCGGTCGACGCCGATCGTGAGCTCCCAGGGCTTTTCCGTGATCGCGTAGTCGTGCTGCTGCAGGTTCTGCACCGCGCGGGCGCCGATCCACTCGCGCACGTTCGGGATCTTGCCGAGCCAGCCGTACTTCTGCTCCTTCGTGGTCGAAGGAACAGGGGTGGCCACTCGCGTGTGCATCGTACTCGCCATGGCGAGGCCGCCCTGGAACGAGGTCTTGAAGCCGATGCGCAGGCCGTTGAGGTTCGCGGCGTTGACGAGCATTGAAGGTGATCCTTGTCAGGCTGGTGTGTTTGCTGAGGCGCGCCTGCTCAGGCGATGCCGGCGATATGGCTCTGGGCGCGAGCCTCATCGAACTCGACCCAGACGCCGTTGGCGTCGACGTCGTGGACGAAGCCTGCGATGGAGCGGGTGTTGGTGCCGTTGGTCTTCGCGACCGTCTGATCGTCGACCACGTAACAGGGGTCGCCGATCTCGGCGATTGTGATGGCGTCGGCCGCGGCCGAGTTGCCGTAGCGGTAGATGCCCGGCCGCACCCGCACCGACGTGGCGCCGGCCGCGCCGGCCGAGTTGTCGACGCGCTCTTCGGCCCGGCCGACCCCGACCGATCCGGCCGCCGTCGCGCCCGCCAGCGCGTGGCCCGCCGCGTTGCGCATCACGATCGCGCCGGCGTAGATCAGTTGCGAGGCGGCGACGCCGAGCGATTTGTGATCGCCATCGAGGCGCGGCGTGTTGCGGTCGGCAGCAAGAGCGGTCATCGTCGTCTCCAGGTTGCGGCGTCAGGCCGCTGTGGGGTGTGCGTTGCTTCGGCCGGATCAGGCGGCGGCCTGCTCCGATGCGAGCGTCTTCGCGTAGTCGTCCGGCTTGATGCCGAGCACCTTCGCGTAGTTGAGCTGTTCGGCGTTGAGCGCGATCTTCCCGTCCTTGATCTCGGCCGGTGGCGTCTGCAGCGCGCCGGACGGACCGAGAATCGGCATCGCGCCGATTTCCTTTTCGACGCGCGCCGGATCTGCGGCATGCATCGTGATGTAGTGCTCGCGCAGCGGCTTCACGCCGACGCGGCCCTTGGCGATCTCGCCGTCGACGTAGGCGGTCGCGCGCGTCTTCGCGCCGTCGGACACCAGGGCGTTGAGTTTCGTGGTCACGCTGGCGAGCTCGGCCTGCAGCGCCACGACCGTTTCCGGTTTGCCGGTCGCGAGCGTCGTCACGGCTGTGGCGATCGCGGTCGCATCGGCGCCCGCCTGCAGGCCGGCGGCCCTGGCAATCGGCGCGAGCGCGGCGGCAACGGCCGTCTCCGTCTCCGCGGGCTTCTCGTTCAGCGATTTGATCTTCGCGATGATTGCCGCCTCGTCGGCGTCATCGCCGAGGCCGAGCAGCTTCCGAAGTTCTGCGAGCAGGTCCATGTTGTTCTCCGCATGAAGCGCGGCCATGCCGCGCAGGTTTGGTGTGTTGGTGAGGGAGGCACGCAAGAGACCGGTGACATTGCCGGCCCTGTCGTGCGTGAAGACCGGCGAGATGAACCGATAGGCGCGATCGCCCATCAGCGCCGCACCAGACTTGGTCCATTCGACACGGCCGTAGATGCCATCGGCGCGCGCCTGCAGCTCGACCGCCCAGCCGCGCGCGGGCGCAGCACCGCCTTTCGGTGCCGCGAGGTCGGTCGCGTGATTTTCATCGATCGGGAATTGGCCGCCGGCGGCTTGAAGGCTCGTTGAAGCGAGCCTTCCCGCGTCGGCGATGCGGTAAGGTCCCCGGCCGTCGACAGTGGTGATGACGCCGGCGTTGCCGGCCGGCAGCAGCATGATCCAGTCCTGGACGCTGCCATCGGCGTTCAGCGCGATCGGCGTTCCCACACCGCGCGCCACCGACAAAGCGAGATTTGCTTTTTGCCCCGACATGGGGCCACACTGGCGGGACGCTCCGGGATTCGTAACCCTGACAGGTGTCAGGCCCTCGCGATGCACGCGGCACGGGATTCCGGCCAGCCCTTGCGCCGGCCTGTCAGCTCCAGCCTCAACATCTAGCCGGATTGCACGGTTCTCTCAAAGGCGCTTCCATTGACTTATGGGCAATGGACCGAAGAGTCGGGACGTCCAGCGGGTCGCGCGAGCGATCGCTAACGCGGGCTACCACTCGCACCCGCAAGAATGCGTCTACGCGATCGAGGCGTGGTTTCATATGCGCGACCACTGGGAGATCGACGGACCGACGCCACAGATCGGTGCCGCGATCGTCGCTGGCTATCGTTGGCTCGATGTCCATTGCCCAGCCTGTCAGCAGGTGGCCGCGCTCGACCTGCACAAGGTCGATGCGCATCCGCAGACGCCGCTCGCGAACATCACGCTCACCTCGCGCTGCAGCTGTCATCCGCAGTCGCCGCCAGGACGGATCGGCGATCTGTCGAAGACACGGCCGGAAGGCGCGGTCGACCGTTGGTACCGCCGGCAGCGCGAGAAGATGGGCGGCCTTGAACCCGGCGAAGGACCGTCCTGGCGGAAACGCTAGGCCGGAGCCCGCGAGGCGGGAGACGTGGCGGGAAAGAAGGAAAGGCCCGGCGCGCCTGAGCGGCCGGGCCAAGTTAGCAGGGTGCCCTTCCGGGAGGGCTTATCGTCGGAAACGGCGTTGGCACTCCCGCGTTCCCCAGGATCGGTTCAAATGCTAGATTGATGCCATGGCTTGGAGAAGGACCGGATATCCGCAGCGTCGGCCCGGCTTGTGGCGCGGATTGAACGTGCCTCTCACCGTTGTCCTATTTGTTTTGGCGATCCTGTTTACCGTCACTGATTGGGCGCCGAAGTTATTCCATGTTATCTCACCAGGCACAGCAGTGCGCTCAGCGAGCACCAGTGACAAACCAGGCTGACAGCAGTCCACAGCGACACGGCGTGGAACGCAAAGCATTCCAGATCGGTGACCACGTCCGGCTGAGCGAGCTTGGACGCAAAAACTCCAGGAAACCAGAGCGGCGCGGACGTATTGTCGGCGGCTCGCAAACAGGTTCGCGATGGCGCGTGCTCTGGGATGGTCTCAAGCTCGCCCAGGTCGTGCACTGGAGCCATCTCGAACTCGACTAGCTTCGACCTGCGGCGCATTCGTCGGCACGACGCCGGCAAAACTCGGCTGGCTTCATTTCGTCTTTTGGTCGTTAACCAATCCAGGTGTCCACTGACTGGTTTTCACAAGACTTGCCGTCAGTGTCCCACGTCCATTTGGAACCATTTCCCAGCTGCTTCGTTAAGCAGTCCGCAGAGGGGAAGTGGCAATGCCACCATATCAGCGACAAGAAGCGAATGCTCCGCCGCCCGATTGCTTCCGTTGCGGAGGCAAATCGTTCTTCCATACGCCCATCGTTGACTCACAACACAACCGAGCCTTCCACCTTTACCGGTGCATTGCCTGCGACAATCAGCAATGGACACACCAGCAAGTGACGAGCAGAACCGAAGATGACCCCCGCTGATTTCTGTCGGCGCCGCGCCGACGAATGCGACCGAAGGTCGAAACTAGCCAGCGCATCTGAAATCAAGGCCGAATGGGCCGCCTTGTCGATTGAATGGCATCTCTTGGCAGCAACCGCTTCTGAATCGCGAGAAACGCGAAAAACGGAGACAGAGTAAGGCCGTGCCCAAGAATGATCTTTCCTCAATGTCGATGGACGAACTCTGGCTGCTCCATGAACGCATCACGGAGGCACTTGCGAGGCGTCTCACCGAGGAGCATCACCGGTTAGAAGCGAAGCTCGCTATCTTGCAGCGAACACCACCCGGCACACGAAATGTATCGACGCGCAGAGAATGAGCCGAGGCCCCACACAGTCCAAACCTCACCCAACTCGCTCGGATGTCAATCAGAGCCGCCGAGGGGTGCGGATGTGGTGCGCTTGAAGCCGCACTGAGGGCCAGCCCCACAGCCACGGGCGTCGATAGATCAACCAGTCATCGAGAGACGATTAAATGGCCAATTAAACGACACATTTAAACAATTAAATGCGCCGGTGCCGAAGATGATTAACAGCCTAGGGTGCAGCTCAGTTCATAAGGTGACGACAATGACACCGAAAGAGAGCCAACCGTTCCCTACAGAGCCAGATGAAGACCGTCGGAAATTTCTCGCTTCTTGTGGAAAATTCGCGGCCGTAACTCCCCCAGCGATTACGATGCTTTTGTCCACGTCGCTGAATTCGGACGCGATTGCTCACTCTGGCGGACGCGGAACCCGTGGAAATAATGGCAGGGGGAACGGCGGAGGAGATGGCAGCCCGAACGGAAAAGACGACAGCGACCGCTGATTCCCGACCGGACGTTGGTGCACATTTCTGAAGTGGCGCCCTCAACTGGAAAGAACCGAACTTCCCCCGCGGCCGCCTCAATTGGCTTCGTCGCCTACATGGCGGATCGCCAAGGCGATTCGCGACCCGGGCCGCCCGCGTACCTGGAGCGGCGCAAAAGGGCGTCTGACCAGGGCTGGTTTCCCGTGAAACAGCCTGTTTCACGCCGGGGGGCCGATCCGGCCCTGCGGCCAGCCGCCGGAAGGCCCCGCGGCGGGCCACAGGTGCTTTAATTTCACCTTTAATGAAATCCGGCCCCATCCGGCGCGCCGGTGCGGCGCGGACCCATGCACGGCCCGGATTCTCGGTTCCGGCCCGAACGGGCGTCAGAGGGCGCGTCACTCCCGGTCTTCCCGAGAAGATCGGGCTATCCAAAGCCCACTCAACAAGCGCTGTCGCCGCCGGCCCACCTCAAGACGTTCTCGATGGCGTTTCCTGCCGCCAGGGTGTTGCCGGCGCGCACGGTCAATGTCGATCCGCTGTCCGCGCGCTCGATCTTCGTCGACATGTAATAGTTGCGCGTGCCCCAGTTGATGAGCGACAGCGTGATCTCGCCGTGACCGAGATCGCTGTACAAATCGGAATCGACCGCGAAGGACGCATATGCGCCGACGTTGCCGGCAAAGCATCGGCGTGCCGGTCCCGACACCCGGCGATAGATTTCCTGGTAACTCTCGGCAAACGATCGCGTGACCGGCTCGGCCTTTTGTTCGAGATCTGCCGGCGTGGACGAGCAAGCCGACACGAGCATCGCCATGATCGGCACGACCACTCGCATCATCGTTTGACGCCGCGTTTTGCTGCAGGCTGCGGCGCCTTGCGCTGCTGCGGGCGGCGCGGCTTATGACGAACCTGCCGCGACGGGATGATGGCAATGATCTCGCTTGCCCAGGCAACACGCGCGCCCAGGATCGGACTGGCGTTGAAGCTCTCCAGATTGAATGTGTGCGGCTTGGCGCCGGGCATCAACACCTTCAAAAAACGCATCCCGTCATAGGTCCGCAGAGCCACCTCTTCGCCGACCAGGCTTGCGGTTGAGCGCGTCTGATCGCGGTGGACCACGATCACCGTCCCGTCGGTGTACTTCGGCAGCATCGAATCACCCTTCACCTGCAGGCCGATGACCTCTTCGGGCAACAGTAGCGGCACCTCCACCTGATCGAGTCCTTCGGCCGGCACCTGCTCATAGTCCGGATCGATCTCGGCGCCCGCGCCGATATAGCCCATGATCGGCACGCTCGCCCGCGCCGCATGCTCATCTTCGATAACGCCCGAATCGCGCGCCATCGCCAGGATGCGGTCACGCATCTGACCGCGCGGCTCGACGCCGGCCAGCCAACGAGAAACGTTGTTCTGGGCTGTGCTCAAGCTTTCGGCCATCTGCTCCTGGGTCCACCCCCGGACGTCCAGAAGCCCTTGAATGATCCGGCTAAATTTCATCGCCCGATTATACAGATTTGGATACGTCCCCACTAATCCACAAGAGGACTTTGTTGTTGCTTTGTTCATCCATTGATGGATATCCTGATATGGATGAATGCAATGCGACGCATCCGATGCGAGGTCTTCCGCATCACCCAACAGCAAATGGCCGCCATCGCCGGCGTTGAGCAGGCGACGGTTTCGCGCTGGGAGACCGGCGTCAATGAGCCGTCGCTGCGCCACCTCAAGCGAATCCGTACCGAGGCTCGCCGGCGAAAGCTGCAGTGGGACGATGACTTGCTCTTCGCGGCCGCGGGGCGTGCAGCATGATCGCATCAATGCCTCCGTGCTTCCCGGTCCGGGCCGATGCTGCCGCGCAGCTCCTGCGTCAACGCCAACAGCAACGATCGCGGCACGACCACCGGCGCAACCTTCCGGCGTGTCGCTTGCCCGTTCTCGGCCACCTCGACCCAGAACACCAGGCGCACCCAGTCCTCGAAATCCTGCAGGTCGACGCCGGACGCGAACGCATCGGCGAGATCCGTCGGATCGACGAGCGGTCGCCGGTGGTCGTGACGTCTGGCAGGCATGAAGTACTCCAACGCTCTTCATCAGGCGCCGCGATCGAAGCGGCTGACGCGCCTGCCGTCGAGTCAAAAGCGCAGCGCAAAAATGACTCCACCGGGGGGTGCCGATGACTCTCCCCGGCGGCTTCCGCGACTTCTCCGCCTACCGAAAATTCAGCGTCGACCTCGTCCGCTGTGGCCCGCGCTCGATGACGGTACGCGAGCAGGCGACGGGTCGCGAGTGCGACATCGGCTACGACGACACGGTCTACCTCGGCCCGAATGAGGGCAACGACGGTTACGAGTTGATCCTTCCCGCGTGGATGGCGGCAGTGCGGGGGCTCGGCCATGCTCACTGACCGCGCGTGTTTCATCCGTTGCGCCGCCGCTGCCGCGGTGCTGATCGCCGCATCGCTTGCAGTGATCGTGTCGACAACGCGCCGCGACGATC